CCTAGAAGAAATCCCTGAATCTGACGGTGAAGGTGAAGGTGAAGGTGGATGGTTATCGATCGATGAACGATTGCTCAACGTTTGCTCAACGTTTGATGAACGATTGATGGAGCAAAGCCGGGCGGCTGCTGCTGCCTTGCCAGCCTCGGATCGCTTGCGGCGAAGCTCAACGGCCCGGCCTCTGTGCTCTTCCAGCCTGGCGTTGCGTCGCTGGCCGTCTTGTTCCAGCGGAAACTTGTCCTGCAACATGCCCCAGACTTCGGCAACGCCCGGCGACAGGCGGCCCAAAGCGTCAATGTCTGCGGGTAGCCCCTCTCTGTCCCACTGCAGCATCAGTAGGGTGAGGTAGTGCCCTCTTTCCGAGGCCGTCCAGCCGATCGTGGCAGTCAGGAAATCTCTGACGTAAAGCGGCATGTAGATGTCCACTCGTTCATCTGCCGACATTGCTGGCCTCCCGTCTCTGTAAATGCTTCTGCCACTCCACAGCTTCGGCAGCCTCCTTAACTAGCGCGACGTGATTCCGGCCTATGGCGTTTGATGCTTCATACAACGCGCGGCTTGACTCAATGGACCGCCCGTCTTCGGCGGCCATGTCGTTGAGCATCTTTCGGATCAGGCGCATGAGCGTCTGCGTGAACGTTGGTTGCTTTGTCACACGCACCTCCATTCCCTCTCGCCCCGTCCACTCGCACTCGTCACCACTCGCCCCGTCTCGACGATCCTGCCGGCCTTGGCTAGCTCGGCGATGCGTTTGCCGATCTGGTGCGGCAGCAGCCCACACCGCGCCGCGATGCCGCTGGCCCCAGCCGGGCCTTGACCAAGTGCGTCCATGATGAGTCGCTGGTGCTCGCTGACCGGCGCAGTCTTCGCCGCCTCGTGTGACGTTGCCGGGTCGGTACGCCGTGCGGCTGCAAACAGCGGCAGCGCGTCCATTGCGTCCCGTGTCGTTGTCAGAGCCATCGCTTACCTCCTTGTGTATTTGCCGCGTGTCGTGCGGCATCCGGCTGCGTCACCCACGGAGAAGGTGCAGGCCGCAGCTGCTGTCGTTACTCGAGCGGGTCAGCTGGGCGGCCAATGGCGCTGCTATGTTCAGCGTCTACCGGCAATGGCGTGCCAGGCTGTTCCTCTGGTTGTGTGAATGTCGCTGCGTCCTCGAGCGTCTGCCGTCCGTAGGTGTGTGCCTGCATCAGCCTGTTGCCCCAGCGTCCGTCCCACGGCTCACGGTCAAGTGCCTCAACGCACAGCCTCAGAGCCTTGTAGAGCCGGGTTGCCGTGCCAGAGATTTGCTCTGGCGTTACGTCAGGCAGCGGCTTCGGCGTGCCTTTCGGCAACTTCATTCGCAGACGATCCGAGCCTGGAAGCGATGGTTGTCGTGCTTCAAACTCGTTCCACTCTCGCGTTGTTGGCGGCCCGCCAGCGTTGATTGTTTCCTTCATGACGGCACCTCCAGCTTTGCAATTAGGCTGCGCAGCGTGCGGATAAGATCGTCTGCCTCTTGGTTTGACGCTGGATCGGACCGCTCGCTCGCATTGCTCTCTGCGTCTGCCAGTTCCCGCCTTACGACCTCAAGCGTCTTTTCTGCTGCCAACTGCCGTCGCAGGTACGGCAGAGACTGCTCAACGAGTGCGTTCAACACGCCAGCGCGATACTCGCTGGATTCAATCTCTCGCTCGGCAATCGTCAGAATCGCTTCAATGTGTTTGGCGTCGCTCATGCTGGCACCTCGCTGCCGATGAGGATTTCCTCCTTCGTCACCAGCAGGCCCACGAGCTCGTCGTGCTCCGCCTGGCTGAACGTGCCGTCTGCTAGTCGCTCGGCCACCTGCTTCCGCAAGGCGTCGCAACGCTCCAACGTCTGGGCACGACTGACGGCCAGCCGGGCCTTCTCGACCGGCGTGAACTCGGGAGCCACCGGGGCGGGAGTCTTCAGCGGGATGACGCCATCAAACTTGGGCCGCACCTCGACCGGCTGGCGTGGCGTCTCTGCCACGCTGTGCGACGGGTAGTCCTGCGCCTCCTCGGCGGTGATGAGCCCCCGCAGAGCGTCGGCGAAAGCGTTACGCAGGGCAAAGCCACGAGCACGCAGGGCCAGCATTCGCTCCGGGTACTGGCTCCACGGGCCAGCCTTTCCCGCGAGCCCGGCCCGCTTGGCGTCCGCCATGCTGAAGCGGCTGACGGTCGGTGCCGGGTAGCCTCGACGCTTGCACTCGCAGACGGCTGTGAGGTTGTCGCCCTGTCCCTCGGTGTATTCCTTCACCCACTCGCAGACTGGCGACGACTGCACAAGGGCGAGAGCGGCGTCTCCCCAGATGGTCGGCCTGCCATTGATGACGGCGATGCTCTGCAGCGATTGCATGGGCGAGAGCCCGACTTCGCTTCCGTGCTGGATGGCCAGCATGCAGCTCTCGGGCTTGCCCTTGAAATCCTTCGGGGCGAACTCGCTGCCACTCACCATCTTGGCAAAGCGGAAGGCGTCGTCGAATGACGCCAGTGCCAATCCTGCCTGCGTCCGATGCGTGCTTATTTCTGTGCTCATCTGCGTTTCCTTTCGTGATTCGCGAATTGAGAAAATCCCGCTTGGCGTCCTGCTCGGCGGGTGGTTTGTGCGTCCTTGCTGCTCCGGTTCCACCGGCTCCTTTCCGCTCGTCTGCGTCCTGCCGGCGAGCGTTTCCTGTTCGTTCAGAACGGCAAGACGTGCCCCTCTGGCTACGGTCGCGGGTCAACCTCGACGATGTCGGTTGCTGTCTCCACGAGCAGCATGCCGTTGTGGTGGTCGGTCACTCGCCCGTCGTCGTATGAGCGTGGCGACCAACCGCTCAGGCGAAACGTCAGGTGGTCGCCAACAGCGAACGTGTCAGCCGCTCGACGTGAGCCGTAGGTCTCTGCCATGCCAGCAATCGCACCGGCGTATTCGTTCTCGTGCGGGTCATTCGTGATCATTCGGTCTTTCCTCCCTTTCGGACGTTGTCGGCAGCCCACATCGGCTGCACGTTAGTGAAGTGGCAAGCAATCAAAAGCTGTGCGTCATCGGTCAGGTCAAACGAAGAAAGCGGTCGGATGTGGTCAAAGTGCCATCCGCTGCGGCCGTGATTTCCCCAAGACATTCCTGGCTGAAACTTGGCCTCAATGTGCTTGATGAAAGAAAGCCAAGGGCAGCCAAGCAACCGAACGATCTCGGACGCATGCGTGACTTGTCGTCCGCTGCGATGCTTTGACATTGCGCGAGATGTCAGGACTGAAATTCTTCGATACTGCCTGAACTGAGGGTCTGCGGCAGCCTTTGCCTTTTGGTACTGGTAGTGCCACTTGTTGCGACGCTCCTTCGTCTTCTCGTAAATGGCACGCCCGTTGGCCTTTTTGTATGCAGCACTTGTCTCCCTAGCTCGCTCTGGATTGTTGGCGCGCCACGCCTTTGCCCTTGCCTTCCCCTTTTCTTTGTTCGCGGCGTAGTAGCGGCGACAAGCTTCGCGCCGTGCCTCCGCTTTGTCGTTTGCTTCTTGCGTGCTCATGACGATCTCCTCCCTCTTGTGTTGGGATAAATGTACAAGTGTTCACTGCTTCGTCAATCGTTTACAAGTGCTAGAAAACAAGGTGTGGAGCGGTTTGTATTTGTTGGATTTCTGCACACCATCGAAACTAGCTTCGGCGTTACAATTGCGGGAAGATAGCGACGGCGTTAGAAGTCGTCAAGCGAGAAAGCGGGCGAGCGTGGAAACAACCAGATCAATGCCGTGAGCGACTGCTTGGGCGAGGTCGGAGTCAGTGCCGAGCTCTTGACCGAAGCGAACCAGCACAAGCGACTGGATCAACGAGTTGATGCGGCGTTTCATCGCGTGGCCCTCCTTGGCCGAGAGAATCCTGTGTGTGAAGTGCCACCCGTTTTGCAGCTGTCGGCAGGCCGGGTGGCCCCACCATGTTTGGTTCACCAGCCAGGGTTCCAAGGCGCGCCGCCAATTCCGATAAGTCGCATTCCCCAGTTAGGCAGCGTGAAGGCTTGCATGTGGTCAATGACTTCCGCAAAGCCACCAGAAAAAAACTTCTTGTCGCCTTCGTGGTCTGTCACGACCCAGCCGCCATTCCGCGAATCGTGCTCAGCCTTCCAGGTTTGCGTAATGCCTTCGGCGTCGTATGCCAGCTTGATCGTCTTCATCGTTTCGTCTCCCGGTTCGTGTCCTGCGAGTCTCACTTGCTCGCATGGGTGTATTCTAGCTTCGGCGTTAGAAGTAGCAAGGGGGGAGAAAAAATATTTTTTCAGTGCGTTTTTCGCCTGGAAAAGCCTAGTTGGCCTTGAATCCGCCCTTTGGGCGTCCGGTTTTCCCGGTCTTTGGACGGCTCTTGGCCACCTTTTTGACTTCGGCCTCGTCAAAAACGAGTGCTGTAGGTGCGGCCCAGTAGCGGGTTAGACCGCCATTTGTCGGCCCGAGGATGCCAAGCTGACGCACCCTGCCCATCGAGACGCCAAGCAATTTGGCGGCGTCGGCGGTGCTGATCAGCGTTTTTCCCGTAGGCAGTGCCACAACCATGCCCCGATACTAGCGGCTGCGTTAGCGGAGTCAAGCGTTTCCGGCCGGAAAACCGCCCAGCTTGCCAGCTGGGCGGTCGCCGCCCTATCGTTGACTACTGTACGGCTCCTGAGTGGAGGATAGGTCGTTGTACATGCGTATACTAATGCCCAATCCCACACGAGATTCGAAAGGCGAGAACCATGCTACTACGAGACATCTACGAGAAAGAATATGCGGTGATCGCGGCCCATTCCGATGAGTGCCGCAGGCAATACCGGCTGACGTTCAGCCGTTGGGCAGACCAGCTAGGTGCCGAGCCGACGCTGGCTCACCTCGACAGTCTGACGGTGCAGCTTTACGTCGCCCACAGGCGGGCTCAGGTCAAAGCGGCGACGGCTCGGAAGGACAGGAACCAGATATCGGCCATCTGGACATACTGCGCCAAGCGTCGCTACGTCGAGCAGTTCCCGACGCTGCCGCAGGTGAAGGCACCAGGACGCATACCGCGAGGCTACACGGTCGAGGACGTGTCGGCCCTGCTCCGAGAG